CGTTTGGAAGCATCTTCAGCGTCTGCAGGAAAAAGGGTCGACCAGCAAAACGATCCATTATGTCTGGTGCTCGATCAACGGCACCGCCAAAAAGCTCTGCATGACGCATGGCGAGGTCGCCTGGGCTTTTGAGAAACTCAAAAAATTCGATCTTCTAACCCCCGCGCCGGCCGATCTAGAGAATGAGCTCTACATCGGGTGGCGAGAACATGGAGATCATGACGTGTACTATCGACGAGTGTACGGCAAAGAGATTACAAAATTCGATTCAGAACAGAATTGCAACCGCAGCGTTTTTCAGATTCCAAAATCTGCCGAGACGAAATTACGAGAAAAATCTAATCACGGTGGAACGCGTCAAGGCGCGGGATCCAAGTTGACCTTGGCTGGGCGCATCGAAGCGCTCAAGAATTTGCCTCAATTTGCCGATCGTCGGAATCTCTTGATCCACTTTTTGAAGAACTTTCCCGACCAGGATTCTGATGAAATTCGAGCCGCCATTTTCAGCGAAAGACAGCCCATGTTAGAGAATTTTGAACCCTCGCCGAAGGTCATTGAAGATATAAATTCTACAAATTTTGAGCAAAAAACCTACAACACAGTTTGTGAAACAAACCCGAATCAACTACGTACAGGGTCCGAATCAACAACGTACCAAATAGAAGATCTAGAAACTAATAGAAGAGCTATAACATCTCTCTCTACTAATAGTAGTAGAGAAGAGATGTTTGGCGCGGTCGCAAACGTGGCGGCGGCGCTGGTTTTTGTGACGACCAAAAATCTCGACGCTTGCCGACCCCTTTCTCAGGTTGCTTCGCAACCCTCGCAAGCGTTCGGTGAGGCTGCGCCTCAACCATATTCTCGAGACAAAAAAGATGGCGTAGCCCAATCTCGAGATAAAAATCAGGATGAGAATCTCAACGAGAATCAGGATGAGAATCTCAACGAGAACCTAGTTCAGATTCAGAGCGTCAACGATGACGAGAACCAAACTCTGATCGCTTATCGACCTACTCGGGTTGCTACGCAACCCTCTCAAGTCGATGGGGCGAAGCCCCAAACAGCAATTGAATCTCAATCCACTCGAGATGAAGTCGACGACGCCCGCGCCAGCGAAACCACCTCGAGACTAAAAGCGTCAGCGTCACGGGTGCGCGCAGATGAAGAAAAAGTTTTGCGCGCGACAAACACAGATTTAAAAAAGGGGTTGCGCGCCGCTCCCAGCAATGAAAAAGGGGTTCCGCGCGCCGAAATTTTACGCGATGGGCGCCTCGATTTCGCCGCGTTGGTTCCGTTGCCGACAGATTGGCCGGCGCTCCCCGCGCTCGTTGCGCTCCCGGAAACGTGGACGAGTTCTCCCGACGAAGTGTCGACGCCGAGTCTTCCGCTATCGCTGGAGATCTGGTTACCACCCCCGCCAACGCTCCCAGATGGGCACGACAGCGATTTAGACGCCGAGCTTGTCATGAGCGCCTATCGGGCGGTTTCGACGCGCCATATGGGCAAGCAGAGCCTTACGCTGACCAAGAAGGGGGCGCTCAAGAAATCGAAATATTTTCAGATGGCGGTAACGCTCGCCTCGGTTTTGCGCAAGCACGACCTTGCGCCGATGGTTTGGTTCGAGTGGTCGTTCGGCAAGTGGCGCGGCGATAGTCAACCGCCTCTGAATTTTCTGTTGAGCTCGACTCGAGTCGAAAAATATTTTGATTGGTGCGAGCGAGAGATGAGCGCTTTCGCGCCGCCGCGAAGAGTCCGAGCGCCTTCGATCGACGCTCTCAGTCTTCGCTGTTGGATGCTCCAAGAGATTCTCGCGCAGGTATCCACGACGCAAAGAAAAAGTGTCATTGAATTTTTCTTCCCGAATCATCTTTTCGAGGAAATGTTGGAGCAGGCGAAAAAAGATCGCGAAAAAATTCGCGAAACGATCAAGTTCTATATGGCCGGCGGACGCGCTTGGATTTGGGGCTAGAAACTTTTTTGAGAGTGAAAAACGAAGAAAAACAAAAATAGTTGGAAAAAAAATCAGGCAACCGGACAAGTATAGCAGTGAGGCAAAAATCACGGGGGAACGCATGAGCGAGGTGCCGAGTAATGTTGTCAGTCTAGATGCGGCGCGGTTAGAGAAAAAACGAAAAGTTGAACCTTACGGTTTCGTCGAAGAGTTCGAGCTCGCGGTCGTCTACCTGCTCTGTCACAAGAAGGTGTTTTTCGCGCAGGTAGGGCACTTGCTCGAGGCAGATTTGATGTCAACGCCCAATGGTAAACTGGGTGTGAAGGTCGCTCAGATGCACGCGGCAGAGCGAAAAGGGGTTGGCCCTGGCATGACTTACTCGGCCATGCAGCGGGCGCGAGAGTTGGTTTCAGACGGGAAGTTGCTGGAGGAAGAGTTTGAAAATTTTTGCGCAATGCTCATCAGGTTCGACATTCTCAGTGCGAAACGCAGACCACAGATCGACGAAACGCTAGCAGAGCTCATCCCGATTCTCAAGCGACGCGGCAGACGAGAGGCACTTATGCGAGGTCTTGATTGTATTTCTAAAGGCAAAACACTCACAGACGTAGCGAAACAAATTACGAACATCGAAGAATTGTCTTCCGATTCAAGTATGTTTTTTTCATTCGGCACGCGAAACCTAGATCATGCAGCGCTCGAGTCTATTCGAGAACTAAAATATGCAATGCGATTGTCAACCGGAATTCGTGAACTCGATGACACTCTCGGTGGGGGGCTTCCGCTTAGAACAATGGGTGTTGTCATCGGCGGCGCCGGCGAGGGTAAGTCGATTTTTTTAGAGCATGTCGGCACCTATGGAATTCGCAGAGGGCTGAACGTTGCGACTGCGTCTCTCGAACTCGACTCGGCATTCGTCATGTCTCGATATTTTGCAAACCTATCGGGCGTGCTAGAGAGCAAAATTCAGGCATCAGAACCTACGACACATTGTGAAGTTCTGCAAAAACTCGAAGCACAGAAGTTAAACGGTATGTTACACGTAGAGTATTTTGATCCTGGCTCAACGACGGTTCCGCAATTGCGAGAATGGGTCACGCAATGTGAAGAGAGAAGTGGAAGGAAGATCGATTTGGTGCTCGTCGACTACGCGGATCTTTTGAAGCCTGTATCTCGAATGCAGATCAATCGGTACGAGGCGGCCGGCTTGGTTTATCAGGCGCTCTCAAATTGGGCGAAGGAAGCTGATATTTGGATCTGGACGGCATCGCAAGCACAACGAAAACACAAACTGAGCAAACACGAATTGCGCACGATCGACGAAGCGGCAGACTCACAAGAGAAAGTGCGCATCGCAGATCTCGCAGTCACTCTTAATTGTAAAACGGACGAGTTCAGCGGCTTCAAGGAATGCACTTACAATATTGTGAAATTCAGAATGGGCCGAAGCGGTGTTTCGGTTGGGCCTATCCCAACAGAATTTGAGTATGGACGCATGTGTCCGAATGAATGGTGACCAACAAAAATACGCGGGGGCGTGAATGTTTTTTCAGAGGGAATATTCGCGGCGAGAGAGGGATGAGCTTGTTTTAGCGGCACTGAATACAGCAAGGGGAAGCGGCGAGTGGGTCAAGACCCATTGCCCGTTTTGTTCGACGGGCAGAAAAAGTCCATCGTTTGCAATCTCGAGAACTCACGGCGGGTTCAAATGCCATCGTTGCTCTATCAGCGGGATGCTCAAAGATTTTGAAGAAGATGCTGAGATTATCGAACAACCAAAAAGCGCTATGCAATTGCCCGATGAGTTTCTATCGCTCTCAGAGGAGCCTGGAAAGTCGGCATTCTCAACAAGTGCGGCGAGAGCTTATTTAGCTTGGCGAAATATTCCGCCAAGTGTGATAAAGCAGGCTCATGTTGGGGCGTGCGTAGAGGGTCGATACAGAGGAAGAATCGTAGTTCCTGTTCTATCGGCTCGAGGCATTTTGCTTGGTTGGGTCAGTCGCGCATGGTCGAAGAAGGTTCAGAAAAAATACCTTTACCCCGTCGGTTCGTGGCGAGCATCGGCTCTATTTAATGAGGCTGCACTGCTCGTGGAAACAGATGTTCCGCTGTTCGTTGTTGAGGGAGTTTTCGATGCTCTTGCTCTTTGGCCTAACGCTGTGGCTGTGCTTGGCAAGCCAAGTGTTATTCAGGAAAACATGCTTGCGCTCTCGAATCGACCCCTTGTCAGCGTGCTCGACGGCGACGCATGGCGAGAGGGAGAAGCGCTTTCGCTGAGATTGAGATTGACAGGCGCAACGGTTGGGGCGATTCGATTGCCGCCCAAGATCGACCCGGATGAAGTTTACCGGGAAGATTTGATGATGGCGGGCATAGAGTCGTTGTCGATGATGGAGGCAGTCGCATTTTGAGGTTTTAAATGGTTTCACATTACGTGCGGTCTCGAGAGAGACTAAAAAGAATGATCGATGTTTGGGAGCAGGTTTCTGTTTGGAATGAGTTGAGCCCAATCGGAACCGAAATCTGGTTGATCGAAGATGACGGGTCGAAAACATCGACAAAGACAGCCAGCGAAGCGTGGATTTTAGGGCACGACCAACCCGTCGTGAAAGTCTCGGGCAGAACGGGCGGGTTCGCTCTTGAGCGGATTCGACGAAAGTAGGGGTCAATGATAGATGAAATCGTTGGTGTCGAGTTCGAGGACGTGTTGACTTTGCATGAGACCGAGAAGGCGGTGCTTTGTAATATCGCCGGCGAAGATCACTGGGTGCCCAAGAGTCAGATTCTGGCTGACTCTGAAGTACAAGGGCACGGTGACCAGGGAGTTTTAAGAGTGACAGAATGGTGGGCCATTAAAATCGGATTATACATAAAGGGAGATACACCAAAATGATCGTAACAGTGAAGATTCGAGATATTGAAATCAAGGTGAGTGGAATTAACACGAGCGATGAGGCATTGAAATTCATCGACACGGTGATGTCTCGCTATGGTAATTCACCGCCTGTTAAAGAAGAAGTGAAAGCGGTTGTGAAGGCCGCGCCGGTTCAGAAGCCTACCGAGAAACCAAAGGTTGCGCCCGTTGCACCTGCTGTGAAAGTAGCCCCTAAAAAAGATGTTTGTAACTACGACCATGAAGACGAAGAGCCCGTCGATGATGACTTTGAAGAAAACGAAGAACCCGCGCCTAGAAAAATCGAGGAGCCCATCGAAGCGCCGGCCATCAACACGAAACCGCAACCAGACATTACCGATTTCGACTTCGGCGCGAATGCAAAACCAAATGGAGCAAAACGAAAACCAACAGTCGACGAGCTTTCGGCTTTCTCGTCAATCGGACACCTGATAAAACACCTCGTCGCGTTAGGCATCAATCGAGAGGATGACATCTATGATCTCTGCAAAGAATATCGAGAGCAGATCCCAATTCTGAATAGAACTCCCAGTATGAGTTTTGAAGAGACAGTTCGCACGAGAGCGATGGCGATTATGGCGGTAATTCCTGCGGGAACAAAATGAAAATCTTGAGGGTGTACGATACCTCGCCGGGAGAAATTCCCAAGTCTGCCGTCGAGGTAGTAGCCTTACCATTTGCAACGTTTGCCTTTCCAACAGAGGAAGGCTGCGAAAGATGCGCGCTCGGTAAGAGAAACACCGCACCGATTAAGCGACCTTTTTCTTACGACGAAAAGAAAGCGGGGAAGGCTTTACTGGTAGTGCTTAGTCAGACTATGAACGCGAATAACAAAACCATATCCTTTCTGTACTCGACGATTAGTAAGATTTGGAAAGGCCCTATTTATTTTGATTTCGCTGTGCGGTGTGCCTCGGTTTTGAATGATATCTCTCCGACGAATGTTGACGCGTGCAGAGCATATATGCAGACAAGCATCGCCGAGATTAAACCGACTTTGATTTTGGCGATGGGCGCGAATGCAATTTATTCTCTGCTCGGTCGGTCGGTCGATACGATGAGCGTTCGGCGAGGCTTCGCTTTTTTGTCGACGAGAACGCCCGTCGTGATGTTCTTCGACCCCTCGTTGATTTTTTCAAATCGGTTCATCTCTCAGTTTTTTGAGAGTGATTTGCAATGGGCATTGACTCATCGATTCGAGTTGCCGCCCTACGATGCGGAAGCGCGAGTCATACAAACTGTCAGTGAATCGAAAGAAGCGGCGGACGATTTGAGGTCGGCTGTCTGGCTGTCGATAGATGCTGAATGGTCGGGCGTGCCGTATCGAAAATTGGAATTGCTAAGCATCGCGTGCGTTCCTCGAGGAAAAAGTTACGCGTACGTTTGGGATCGAGAGTCTCTAAAAAATGCCGAGATATGTGCAGAGTTGGCGAAATTGTTGGAAGACGATTGCGCGCGCAAGGTGGGTCAAAACATCAAGAGCGATGCGCACGCGTTGTGGTGCGGTTTGGGAATTCGTCTGCGAGGTGTTGTTTATGATGCTCGTCTCATGCGAAAAATTCTGGACCCCGAGGCACAGACACGATTGAAAACGATGGCCGAGCTCGTCGGAATGGGCGGTCACAAAGAAGAAGCCGAACAGTATTTGGACGACGCTGAAAAGAATATCAATGTTTGCCTCAAGGTGGCGCACGCGACTTTTCACGGCGAGACATGCAAGCTCACAAAACAAGCGACCCCGCGCTACGACAAAGCGATGCTGATTCTCGACAAGGCAGTCGCGGAGGATATCAGATCAACAGATGACCCGAAGAGTTTTGCGTTCGCATTGATTCCACAGACTGTGTTGCTGCGATACAATGCGGCGGATGCAATCGCAACGGACCGTCTAGTCGACTTGTTCGAGACAGATATCGCCGACTCCGAGGAGAATTTTTATGTTTGGAATCGGCTTATTCGTCCGACAATTGAGCCAATCATAGAGTTAGAAAAATGGGGAATCGCTGTCAGTAAAGACGCCATCCTCTCGTATCAAGAGATGCTGATTCTCAAACTGACCGACGCGCACAGAAAATTGATTGCTCATACTGGGCCCGATTTCAATCCCGCCTCGTCGCATCACGTTTCAGAGTTGCTCTATAAAAAGATGAAATTGAAAGTGTCGTACACAACCAAAGGCGGTGCGGCTAGCACAGATCACGAGGCGCTTGAAGAATTGCTCAAGGTCGCGGCGGACGGTAAGAAAGAAATCATCGAGAGTCTACTCGATTGGCGTCACTGGGATAAGCAGAGAAACACCTACGCCGCTGGTAAAACTGGCTGTGAAGGAATGCTTGCGCACGTTCGAGGTGACAATAGGATTCACACAACGCTTCACACAGACGGCGCAAGAACGGGTCGCACGAGCTCGGCGGACCCGAATCTTCAGAACATCCCGAGCGGAGAAAAAGAAACCTACGACCCGAGTTTGGCGAGCATGTCGCGCAACGTCTTTGTGGCGTCGCCCGGTAATTTGATGATCTCGGCCGACTATTCTCAACTCGAATTGAGAGTGGCGGCGATGCTGTCAGGAGACCCCGAGATGCGAGCGATCTTTGATGAGGGCGTCGACTATCATCTTCGCACAGCGCAAATGCTCGCCGAGCTTGTATGGGGAATCAAACCCGAGCAGGTCGAGAAGTCGCATCGCAAAGCGTGCAAGGCCGTCAACTTCGGATTGCTCTATGGGCAACACGACAAACAACTCGCTGAGAAAATTGGGTGCGACGCAAAAATGGCTGCGAGAATTCGAGCGGCGGTTCTCGGACGCTTCAAGGTTCTGGCGGCGTGGATCAAAAACTGTCTCTTGAACGCGCAGAAATACGGCGGCGCGTACACGATGTGGGAGGGGCGAAGAGCTCGCTGGCGACCTCTCTCGAAGATAGGAGACCAAGCGGATGATTGGGCGCGCGGGAGCGCCGAGCGTTCCTCGTGGAACACGCCCGTGCAGGGAACCGCGAGCGAGTTTTGTGTTCAGTCGCTTGTCAGATTGATCAATTGGGTCGATGAAGAAAAACTGGCGCCCGATGTCAGAGTGATTCTGTCGGTGCACGACAGCATCATGCTCGACGTGCGAGAAGACCTCGTGCCGTCGACAATCGAAAAGGTGCAGCAAGTGATGCAAGGCTGGGAGACCCCGTTCAACGTTCCGCTCGTGGTCGATGTTGAGGTCGGTGAGTCGTGGGGAAGCCTGAAAAAAATAAATTAAAAATAGTTGGTAAAAAAAATCATCGATCGGACAAGTATATAGAAAAGGGGGTCACCGTGAATCTCGAAGCGGATTACTTGAAGGAGTGTCTCGAACTTTCGCCTGTCGCTATTCAGGCAGAGTTTTGTCGAATGGCGTCGGATGTTGCCTTTTGGAATGAGGAGTATCGAAAAGTTTATCGAGCGTATTGGATTAAGAAAGTCGAGTTTGAGTGGTTCGAGAAACGCTTGAGTCTCGAGACAAGAACAATGCTTGAGACAGCCGAGTTAAAAGGCCGGGTCACCGAGGCATTGATCGAGTCGACAATGAAGGGGCAGTCTCAAGATTGGATCAAACTGCGCCTTGAATTGGTCGAGGCAGACTGCGAGCGAGTCAAGCTCATTGGAATTCTCGAGAGCCTGAGAGACAAAAAGGACATGCTCGTTTCACTGGGGGCGCACCTTCGAGAAGAGATGGCGGGCGACCCGATGCTGAAAACGCATATGAGAAATCAGCACGATTCAGATGTCGAGCGAGGTTAAAATGTCTTCTCCTGATGAGATGCAGGATTCGCGCGATTTGATGACGTCGATAGTGATGCTGTTTAAATCCGCTGGCGATTTCGCCTATAGCATTCCGAAAGGCGCGGCGTCAGAACTTTACATCGGCAAAGACCAAGGCGACCCGAGAATAAAAGTCGGTACGCCGCAAGCGCAGGTTTTGTTATTTTCTGCTCTGAATTTTACGCTTCGCTATTTTGTGACCTTGGAGCACGACATGCCGGGCAGCACGCTCGAAGATTGCGTCAAAAAAATAGCGAGCGATATTTCGGTGGCGCTCAAAGATATAGAGATATCGACCGCGGTTCGAGAAGAGAAAGTTGATCTGAAAGGAGATATGAAAAAGTGCATTGAACAGATACGCTCCGCAAAATTACACTGACCGTAAACCTAATTTCGAGGGGAAAACACAATGCCGAACATCGTAAAATACGGAAGTTTTGACGCGACAGAAGCCGAAAAACAATTGAAGGAATTCGATTCCGGTTCAACCTTTTTTAAGATCCCAGAGGGGCGAACAGTGGTGCGAGTTCTTCCTCCTAAAGCGGGGAAAAAAACTCCGATTAAACTCGTGAACCAGCATCGCATTGTGGTGGGCGATAAAGTCATCGTTTTTCTGTGCCCCGGTGCGGCAGTTTGTCCGGCATGCGCGCAATGGGAAGTGCTTCGGAAAAGCAGAAGCGATGAAGAGCGAGAGTTTGCGAGGGAGACTTTCGCACCTCGACAGAGCGCATATACAAATGCGATTGACCGAGGCGATCCCGAGAAGGGGCCACGAGTTTGGAATTTCGGGAAGAACATTTTCTCGAGCATGATATCGATTCGGAACGACCCCGAGAGCGGCGGCGATTTCACGGACCCCGTGGACGGTTTCGATCTGATTGTGAAACGCAAGGGCATGACTCGCAATGATACCAAGTACGTAATTCTCCCCGCGCGAAATCGAACGCCGCTTGGCGACATGACGTGGATTGATACGCAGGTTGACCTCGACGAGTTCATCCTCACCAAAACGATTGATGAGATCGAAGACCTCGTTGCCGAGGTTGAGAGTGGAGGCTTCGAGGCAAAGGAATCTAAAGCGCCCATGCGTCGCACAGAAAAAGAAGCGCACGCGTTGAAGGCGAAACCTCGGTCGAGAAATATCCAAGAGGACATTGCCGATGCCGATTATGAGGAAGACATTCCGCTGTAGGCGCGAATAGAACTCTGAGCTCGATAGCGCTTTCCCCCATATCGTTCTATCGAATACTCATAGTGCTAGTCGTGCCGAACCGCTGGGAGATGCTCGCGCACCAGAGCCCGAGCCATAGACGGGGCAAGTCATCAAGTTGGGCCGATGACTCCGTGTTGGTGCAATTCCAACCCCCAGCCAATTTTAGAAAAAGAGCGCTTGAGCTCGGATGGCCTGGGCGCTCTCCTCTTTTCCCATACAGAATGTGAAAAGAGGTTTATCTCGCAACGGAGAAAAAATGGCGAAGAAAAAGAAGATGGAAGACTTACAGAAAATGATCATCGCCGCAATTAGAAAACAGTTTGGCAGTGATAGCGCGGGCGTGTTGGGCGAGGGCGGTCAGAGTGATGTTGTCGAGGTTCTCTCGACAGGAATCGATGTGATTGATCAATACGTGCTCGGGTGCAAAGGCTTGCCTGTCGGGCGCATCGTCGAGCTCTATAGCGAAGAGGCAGGTGGGAAAACGAGTTTCACTTGGAGTTGCATCAAGGGCGCTCTCGAACAGAACGCAATTGTTTTTTTATGCGAGACAGAGAACGCTTTGAATCTCGAACGCGCGAGTGTTTTCGGCGTTGATTTGAAACGTGTGATTCTGCTTGAGCCCGACCACATGGAAGACGCGATTGAAAAAATGGCGTTCACACTTGAGCAGCTACCGGGCAATGTGCCCACGCTCGGGGTTTGGGATAGCATTGCCTCATGCGCTACCAAAGCTGAGGTTTTGAAGGGACTACAGGGCAAAGCTATTTGGGACAGCAGAGCGAAAATATTGAGTCAGGCATGCAGAGTTTTATCGAAGCTCGCCATCGAGAAGAAGTGTAGTTTACTATTTGTTAATCAGACTCGGCAGAAAATCGGCGTTATGTTTGGCGACTCATCGACGACACCGGGCGGCAAAGCCGTGAAGTTTGCGGCATCGATTCGACTTCAGCTTTACCCAGGTAAGCACGTCGAGAATAAACATGAAGAGAAAATCGCAAAGTTTATCACTTTCTTGGCAACCAAGAATCGAATGGCGTCACCCTATCGAAAAGCGGTAGTACGTCTGAACTTCGCGACTGGTTGGGATAACGCTTGGTCGACACTCGAGAGAGCAAAGTTATTGGGGCTCGTGAAGCCGGCGGCCGTTCGAGGATTGAGAGGCGAAGCGTTGAAGCCTTTTGCCGAAGAAGCAAAAATAAAACTCGACGCTTGCGGTTGGTGTCGTGCAGAGAGTGAACCGGCAATCGATACGGAAGAGTCTGAGAATGAAGAGAAGGATTTGGCGGAGGTTACAGAATGAAGATTGCTTTCTTCTCGGATGTGCATATCGCCAATCACAAAACTCTAAACGATATTCCCTTTTTCAAGGACGCCGGAGTCTCGGGAATCAACGTCCGCTGTGCGGTTGCCTGCGGTGTTTTAGAGCGTGCCTTGAAGGTCGCGGATGACGCGCGGTGCTCAGAGGTTTTTATCGAGGGGGATTTGTTCGATGGCGCACGCCCCGAGCCGCCTGTCCTTGCGCACGTCATGCGAATTCTAGAGTCATACAAAAACCTCACAATAAATATCTTACTCGGCAATCATGAGCAGGTTGTTCTCGATACAGGCAATCACGCTCTTGGTCCGTTGGCATTTGTGAAAAACGTTCGCATTGTCACCACGTGTTCTAGTACTCGGATGGCCGGCTGCGATGTGTGGCATATCCCCTTCAGATCTGCGGCTTCTTTCGAGGCATCTTTGGCGGGATTATTCACTAGCGGTGCGGCTAAGGAAAAATCATTTAGAATTTTAGGCTGTCATTTAGGGATCTGGGATTCTGCTACGCCAGCATGGGGGCAAGTGGGAACCGATTCGATATCAATCGAGCGCCTCTTGACGCTCTGTAAAGAATATGAAATTGACGCGGTGATGGCGGGGCATTGGCATCGGCACGTCGAGTGGCAACCGTTCAATGGAATTCATATTGTACAATTGGGCTGTCTCTGCCCGACCGATTGGCGAGATTCGTTTGATGATGCGGTTGGGAAAGTAACAATCGTTGACGGAGTAAAAAACAAGCAGCTAAAAACAGAGACCATTGAGATAGCAGGTCCGAGATTTATTTCATGCGAGAAACCCGACGCCTCGGAATTGAAACGCTTTCGCTGGTTGAGCGAGGAAGGGAGTTTTGTTTTCGCGCGCATGAGAAGCACAGATGAGGTCGGAATGCAGGCAGCATCAGAGTGGCTCGGCAAACAGAAAGAAGAGAAGGCGATTCTTGGCTATGAGGTGCTTCCCGATGATCAAACGAATAAGATTCAGGCTCGCACCGCTGCGACTTTGGCTCGTTGTGAAACTGGATTGGCGGAGTCTCTCGCGGCATTTGTGAAAAATATGCCGATAGAGGAGGGAGTGAATCGCGATAAGGTGCTCGCGCTCTCGAAAAAATATTTGAGGTTGTGAGGGTGAAATGCCTTTTCATTTTGTGAAATGTAACAAGTGCGGGCTCGTCGCTGTTTGCCTTCAGAATATCGTGGGAGAACGGCATCGAGTAGAAGCATGTTTTGAGATGGATGAATCGCAAAAGCGGCTAGTGCAATCGGAGAAAGTTGTATGGCTTCAACCTTGTGGTACCTGGTTAAGGATCGATAATGCAGATTCAAAAAGTAGTGCTCAAGAATTTCATGAAGCACCGAGAGAGTGAAGTCACACTGCCAGAGAAAGGAATCGTTCTCGTTACAGGTCCGAATGGCTCGGGCAAGTCGAGTCTCGTCGAGGCGGTGTCGGTCGGGCTTTGGGGGAAGACTCTCAGAGGTACAACGCCATGGACCCCCGAGGACGGCGAAGTCAAGGTATTCACCAATACTGTGGCCGCAATTCGTGGGAAGCTTGGCGCAAAGATAAACTTGCTTTGGTATGACACACGCAGTGAAAACGCTAAAGAGATCAACTTCGCCTCAACGACCAAGGCACAAGAAGCGCTCGAATCAGAGATAGGCTCTCATTGGGTTTGGCAGAGAACGCACGTCTTGAGCGCCACCGATATCGCATGCTTCACGCAGTCGACCGACGCCGAGCGGAAGCGATTGCTCGAAGCGTTCATCGGAATAGAAAAGTTTGATGCGGCTCTCGAGGAGTGTCGAGGGGATTTGAGAAACACAGAGGTCTCAATTCATAAAGCCGAGAACGGTCTCGTGATGGGAACGGCGAGAAAAGAGTCTGCTCAAAAGTTATTGGCGCTTTCAGAGGACGTGCTGAAGTCGTTTGAGAAGACGTTCGAGATTGAAGATCTGACAGAGTTAAACGCGCGGCTCATTCGACTCACACAGGCAGAGCGAGTCAATGTCGAGTTGATATCAAAATTGAGAGCGGAGCGGAAAGAGATCGATGAGAACGTGGCGCTCGCCGAGCTCGAGCTCAAGAGCACCATGAAATGTTTTGACGTGCACCTCAACACCACCGTTTGCCCGACGTGTGATCAAAAGATTCCGTCACAATCTCGGGCGAAGGCTCAAGCAGAGGTCGAATCAAAACGAACTGAATTGCAGAAAGCAAAGGCCGCAACCGCCGCCAGTGTCATCGAGAACGAAGAGCAGCGGCACGAGTTCGAGTCAGAGTCGAAGGACATCAAAGAAGCGCTACAGGAAATCAGAGAACGAATCTCGAAAGCGAAATCTCTCACCGAGGAGAAAGTTCGATACGACTCACAGAGAGCGGGCGCATTGGAGCGCAAAGAGAAAGCGGCAATAGACGAGAAGGCGGCAATCGAGTTCGAGAAAAAATGGGCTGATATTTTACAGGCTGTGACAGTTGATTTCAAAGAGCTTGGCGTTACTGAAAAGGTACTCGGCACAAAAGGCGTCCGCGCGCATGTGCTCGGGGCGACGCTGAACGCCATCTCGGAAATGTCTAATACCTGGCTTCAGCGTATCGCCGGCGAGGGGTTGCGCTTGCGTTTGTCGCCCTACCAGGAAAAGAAATCGGGCGGCGTGACCGACTCAATCAGCCTCGAGATCGAGGGAGCCGGCGGCGGGTATGGCTACAAGGCGGCGAGCGCGGGGGAGCGACGTCGAATCGATGTGGCGTTGCTCTTTGCTCTCTCTGAGATCTCGAGTGCGGCGCACGGAACAATGGCGGGAACGCTGTTCGTCGATGAGTGCTTCGACGGTCTCGATTCGGTCGGCGTTCCGAGGGTGGTTGAAGCGGTTCGAGAACTCGCCAATCGTCGCGCGGTCGTGGTGATTTCGCATGACGAAGATTTAAAAGACTTGCTTGATCCAGCGTTACATTTAAAAATCGAAGATGGAAAACTAATGAGTTGATGGGGGATAAAATGAGTTTGCGAATAGAAGGCTTGCCCATTGATGCGTTGCAAGACGCTCTTAAAAATCCAAAATTGCACAGCGATCAAATTGAAAACAGCATCGGTCGTTTTGGTTATGTTGAGCCGATTGTTTTAGATGAGCGAACGAATCGAATTGTAGCGGGGCACGGGCGAAAAGCCGCGCTGTTAAAATTGAAATCATCAGGAGGACCGCCACCCGCTGGTGTTGTCGTCAATGAAAATGGCGATTGGATCATCCCGGTTATTCGTGGCTGGTGGAGTAAGAATGACAAAGAGGCTGAAGCGTATTTGATTGCAAGCAATCGATTGGTTGAGCTCGGTGGCTGGGATGAAAAAGAACTTGCTTCGATGATGATTGGTTTGCAAAGCGAAGATTTGTTGAGTGGCGTTGGCTACACGTCGAGTGAAGTCACTCACCTCTTGAGCGAAATAGAGCGTCAAAATTCGTTTGAAGGAATGTCAGAGCCTATTTTGAATTCTGTTTGGCAAATTGTTATTGATTGCTCTGATGAGCCGGAACAAGAAAAATATTTGAATGAGTTTATCTCAAGGGGTTTGAAATGCCGCGCGCTCATATTGTAGTCAGTTCTCCGATTGTTGTTACTTCAAAAGTTTTGCAATTGCGTGGCATATTTGATGTTCCTCCGAGCGAAAATGTTTCTTCAGAATGGGATGTTGATCTTCCACTCGACGAACGAACTTGGAATGTTGGTTTAATAGTGGGCCCAAGTGGCGCAGGCAAGACGACCATTGCCCGTGAGTTATTCGCTGATGCGTTGATGAAGCCGTTTGAATGGGACAAAAACAAAGCGATTGTTGATTGTTTTGATAGTGAGTCGATTAAAGATGTCATTGAGCTTTTATCTTCAGTCGGTTTTTCTTCACCGCCTTCATGGCTGAAACCTTTTCACGTGCTGTCAAACGGAGAGCAATTCAGAGTTAATATTGCAAGAGCTCTTTCAGAAAATAAACAGTTGACAGTCGTCGATGAGTTCACGTCCGTTGTTGATCGCACTGTCGCACAGATTGGCAGCGCCGCCATTGCCCGAACCGTGCGAAAGAGAAATCAACAGTTCATCGCGGCTACATGCCATTACGACGTGATCGATTGGCTTCAACCAGATTGGGCATTTGAGCCGCATATAGGGAAGTTTTACTGGAGGGATCTTCAACGAAGACCAGCAATCAGTCTTGACATTAAGCGAGTCTCTCGTGAAGCGTGGGAAATATTCGCATCGCATCATTATTTGAGTCGTACGTTGACGAGATCTTCGAGGTGCTTTGTTGCGGTTTGGAATAATAGTCCTGTTGCATTTACGGCTGTGATTTATTTGCCGCACGCGACATTGAAAAACAGTTGGCGAGAGCATCGTACTGTTTGTCTTCCTGATTTTCAGGGCGTTGGTATAGGCAACGCAATGAGCGATGCAATTGGTTCGCTGATACGCGGCCTTGAAGGGCGTTATTATTCTAGAACTTCTGCACCGGGAATGATTGTCTCAAGAAGAAGAAGCAAGAATTGGAAGACAACCATAATTGGACCTTGCACTTTGCAGAGATCGGGGTCAGCGAAAGTACCGAAGTCATGGATCGCGGATCTTGTCAGACAAACGGTTGGATTTGAATATGTAGGATCAAAGATGGATTCAAAACTTGCGTGGTCACTTTGGAATGAGAAAGTGTAGACTTGATTTGAGAGCGAGGCAGCGAATGAACTTGTTAGACTTGCAGTTGCTAGGTGACCACGAGAAGTTGATGACGAGCGTCGAGAACTCCGAGGCGATCAAATGCGATTCTTGTGGCGGCGACTTGCTCTCGGGTAATTTGCCGCCCCCGCCCGATCTCTCCCCACTCATTCCCGCCGAGGCGCTCGAAGGCTCAGAGGCCCTCACCGTCAACGCAAAGGCGCCCGACCTAGTGAGCACCCCACCCGAGGGGGAAAAACCAACAGCGGGGCAGCCAGAGCCCGAGAAACAGCAAGGCGAGAGCAGCGTAGACGACAAAGAGAACGCCGGCGCGCCACCCTCGCAGGTCGTCGACACTGCCGAGCAGAAACGCGATGAAAAAAATCAGCAGAGTGACGGTGACATTTCCAACGATGAGGTCGAACGTCATGGCGATGCGCTCCTCGTGCTCGACTCGAACGGTCGAGAGACCATTGTAACGCACTGGATCGAGAGTGACGTGACGCTCATCGGTCGAGAGGACCCGCAACGAGATATTTTTCCCGACCTCGACCTCGGAAAAGTTCCCGGTGTATTTTCACAGGGAGTGTCACGTCAGCACTTGCGCTTGCTAAGAACGACCGAGGGCGACAAAGTCGTTTATAAGCTTTTCATTTTCAAGGGGTCCACGGGAACGCAACTCGGAGCCGACGTCATCGACCCTCGATTGTACGGGCACAGGATCGCTGTCGAGCTCGGGTCGGTGATAGTGCTCGGCGGGCGAGTGTGGCTCAAGCTCGTGCGACTCTGACCGTGTGTTGCGATCTGTTCGATGCGGTTATCGGCGCGATAGTGCTGACACTCGTGGTTTATGTTTTGTCGACGATGGAGTGATTTTTTCGCGGGAAGTTTGGACACTGCCAGTGAGAATCAGGAGTCACACAACCAGTGAATAAGAAGACGCCATCCGAGGTGTGTCGCGAAACGCACGTTCAAGCGTGCCATAACTGCGACGATTTTAATTGCGGTGATAATCTTCAGC